CCCTTGGTAAAGACTTAAATCAGATGATCGAGGCGGTAGCCGATGCCGCTACAGGTGAATTTGAGCGCCTAAAAGAGTTCGGCATTAAGTCTAAGAGCGAAGGCGACAAGGTATCTTTTACCTTTCAAGGCGTAACGACAACAATCGGCAAGAACGCCGCAGAGATTGAGAGATACCTAACATCTATCGGTGAAAACCAGTTTGCCGGCGCAATGGAAAAGCGAATAAAAACGCTTGATGGTGCGCTATCAAACTTTGGCGACACGATGGACGGTCTTTTTCGTGAGGTTAGCGCGGCTGGTGTTGGCTCGCTTATTGAAGATCAGGTAAGAACAGCAACGGCAGCGATGCAGGAGCTTACAGATCAGGTAGCCTCCGGCCAGTTGCAGGCCGAGCTATCTGCTATTGCTGGAAAGTTTGACGGTTTCTCCAGTGATATTAGTGAGTCTCTAAATATTATCAGCGGGTTATTCGAGGATGAGACCGGCTATTGGGCATCGCTGACAGATAACAATGTAAAAAACATGATCGACACATTCAGGAATCTGCCGGAAAACGTCAGGGCACTGATTCAGATCATGACAGTTGAGATTGCGTCCGGCTTTGATCAAGTAAAGGCTTATGCGCGATCATTCAATGATGGCATAAACGCAATTTTTACAAACGACACTTTTGCTGGCGTCGGGGCAAGACTTGAAACAGAGCTAAACATTGCGCGAGACGCTAGACAAAGCTCTATTTCATCGATTCTTGAGGAGAGAGATACAGCCCTAAATAGCTTTGATTCTCAAATCAAAGAGTCTAAAAGGCTTCGAGAAGAATACGACAATCGAGAGCGCGAAGATGGTGACCGCCTGGCCAAGTACAAGGTAGGGACGGAATCAGCATCAACCGCTACAGAGAAGTTGACATCCGCTCAAAAGGACGCGATTAAAGAGGCAAAGCAGCTAGCAAAGGATCAACAGCAAAACGTTGATGTTATCGCAGACCTTGCCGAATCCCTATACCAAGCCTCGCTGTCTGCCGATGCATTGGCGCAGCGCCAGGCAGAGCTACGGCTGAACGAATACGCGACACCTGAGCAGGTGGCTTCGGTTAAGCAGTTGGCGCAGTCGCTGCAAGACCTTGAAAACAAGAAAGCCGAGATTGAAAAGAACAAAGAAAACGTCCAGCTACTAGGCAAAGTTGACCCGATCGCAGCAGAGCAGCAGAATTTTGCAAAAGAGCTGGAGGATTTGCGACTTCTTAACGAGGCAAAGCTACTTGAGGGTCAGCGTTACCTCGACCTAAAAGGCCAAGCCGAACGCGCGCACGCCGAACAGATGCGGATTCTGCAAGAAGAGAATTTCCGCGCGCAGTCTTACGGCAACGAGCTGCTAATGGCATCGCTTGACCAGTTGCAGCAAGGCGCCACGGATGCGTTTGTTGGCATCCTCACAGGCGCCAGCAACAGCCAAGAAGCCGTGCAGCAACTCGCCAGCGCAATCCTTAACGAAGCGGTAGGCGCACTGGTCGAGATGGGTATTACTCAGGTTAAGTCAATCATCATGGGTCAAGCCGCACAAACAGCGGCGACCGCTACAAGCGTTGCAGCTGGCGCTGCTACTGCGGCGGCGTGGACACCTGCTGCTGCTGCTGCCTCCATTGCATCGTTTGGCGGTGCGGCTGCTAGCGGCCTAGCAAGCATGGCCTCGGCAATCCCGGCAATGATCGGACTGCTTTCGTTTGAAGGCGGCGGATTCACCGGCACTGGTTCGCGCTCGGGCGGCATGGATGGCAAGGGCGGCTTTATGGCCATGGTTCACCCGAACGAAACGATCATCGACCACACCAAAGGCCAATCAGCTGGCGGATCTGGCGTGACTGTTAACGTGATCCAATCAAACGAAAAAGCCGGCACCCAAGAAACCAAGCAGAACGCGGACGGTTCGCAGTCGGTTGATGTGTTCGTATCCGACATCTACGGCGACGGCCCGCGCGCCAGAGCATTGCAGAACGCTTTCGGTCTTAAAAGGAGCGGCAAATAATGCCTATCTTTCCACCAGAATTGCCGCGCCCGCTCCAGTCTGGCTATGGCTTGCAGCATGTATCGCCATTCATCCGTACCGAGATGCAGTCTGGTCGAGCGCGGCAGCGGCGCACGTTTACGAATGTGCCTAGCTCGGTTTCGGTGACATGGTTTTTCACTTCGCCGGGCGAGTGCGCGTTGTTCGAAGGGTGGTTCCGTGACGCTGGCGGCGCAGGTGATGGGGCGAACTGGTTCGATATGATCCTACAGACCCCGCTAGGCGTTGACGGCGTTTATCAGTGTCGTTTTGCTGGCATGTATCAAGGGCCGACGCTTGCTGCTTTCGACAAATGGCAAGTTACCGCAACGCTAGAGATTCGTGAGCGTCCACTGATAGAAGATGACTGGGCAATAATCATGCCGGGATATATACTGATGGCAGATATTTTTGACTACGCAATCAATAGGGAATGGCCGAGCGCATGACATATCAAACGAATAATCCAGTTGGCTCGGTAGACGTCCGCGACCTATATGACAACGCGGAGGCATTTGATAATTTCTCTGCCGGACTGCTTGACGCCTATCCAGACCGATTCGGCGTACCGCGCCAGTCTTTGCAAGGCATCCGTAACGCCGCAAAATACCAAGTGCTGGGCCCGTATGCTGCCGGGTTGGTGTTCACGACTAATGCACAGGTTTTTAGCTACATGGGCGAGTTCTACGCCCCTGGCCCGTCCATCACGTTACCGTATACGACCACGGGCGTCGGCGCGGGGGAGATCGCTAACTTCCGCAGCGTCGGTGACGCAATCTTGCGCGACGACCTGGCGGACCCTACCGGCTCAACCATTGTCGGACGTGGAGCTGGTACTGTTGAGACCGCCCTTGACGCACTGGAATCCGCTGACGCATCCCTTGGCGCCCGCATTGACAATCTCCCCCCGGTAAACCGCGCTCAGCCGCTTATGTCGCGGGCAAATAAGGTGCTCGGGCTTGGGCAAGGCGTTGTTGTCTTGGGCGATTCGATCAGCGCCGGGGCTTACTTCGGGAACGCCCACACGAATGGCTGGCCTAATCTGCTGAGCAAGGCGATTAACCACCAGTTTGGCGCCCGCAATATCGGCGCCATGCCGACGGACTCTCTGTATAACGTGGTCCCTGTCTACAACACAGACCAATTGCACGCCGTAACGTGGACTGGTGACTGGGGCCCAAGAACCGCAAGCCCTGCGCCGTACGACTTCCCAGTTGGAAATGTCGGCGCCGCTGCAGGCGATGCCGTCAACGGCAAGACTGTGTCGTCTAGCGCGAGCGGCGCATACGTAGAAATTGTGATCCCGGCTATTAATGCCGTTGGGCTCATATACTATGTTGGCCGCCCTGGCGGTGGCACGTTCAACGTAACGGTTAACGGCGTGGCTGCCCCTGCACTCAACACCGCGAACGCGACCTTGCTCTATAACAAAATACACGCAATCAGTCTTACAGACGATGGTACCGGGGAGTGCACCGTGCGTCTGACGAAGGCCGACACCAGCCCGACTGAACTACAGAGCGTTATCCAGTACCGCAAAGGTGATGGTGGCCCCGAAGAGCATCACTTGCTGATGAACGTCTGCAACTGGTCTGTCAGTGGGCGACAGCTTGAGGCAATGACCGAGCAAGGCATTATCAATGCCACCAACTGCGCGTGTCTGATTATGGCTCTGGGTTACAACGACCGATTTGCCGAAACTGACGACACCTATTACGCGAACTATTTGCAGCGCGTCGAGTGGGTTATTGAATACGCGAATATCAACCAGTGCCTGGTGGTTGTTCCTGACTTCTGTTGGTACTGGCCAAAGAGTTCGCGCGTTCGCACTCAGCTGCGTAGGATTGCCGAGGAAACGAACGGTATTTATATTCCGTTTCCGGATAAGTTTTTCCCGGATGGCCGAATTGTTGTCGACACCACGCCTGTCGCAACTGAATTGGTCGACCCGCTTAAACTGTTCGCGGACAACGCCCACCCTAACTACAAGGGCAATGAGTTGATTTTCGCGCAGATAGCAGAGGCGCTGGGGCTTGGCATCACGTCGCGTCAGATGGCGCTGCTAAACGATCTGCCGTACCCGCTAAAGCTTCAGGGTACGTTCAAGAATAAAGCCGGTTCGGTGTCAACGATCAAACGCACCTCAAGCGGCTACGCTTACAGCCTCGGGGTAACTGCTACCGGCGGTGGCACAATCGGTACAGGGGTTTTCCCTATCGTAGCGGTTCCGGCAAAGTTCGCGCCGGTAGCGCTAAACCTGCGACCTTCCCTGCTCTTAAATACCACGGTTGGCGCCGATATTGGCTCCACGGTTAGCGTGGGGGATAATGGTAGCGCTTCGGTAGTTGTATCAACCGCTGCCGAGGTTTCTTGTTCGTTCGTGGTAGCAGAAAAGTGACCATCCTCGACACCTTCTACGCGAGCGGCGGGACTGACGTCCGCCTGTTCGCGCTGGAGCTGACTTGTCCAGCGTGGACGGCGCCTATTTTGATATGTAACGGATTCACAGACCGAACCTGCGGAACTGAGGACGCGCGGACGCTTACCTTCATCGCAGCAGCCCTCGACGCAGCGCTGCCTAAAAAGGATAGCCGAGGCGCTCAGAACATCACCATAGCCATCGACAACGTGAACGGTGAAGCTCAGGCGACAATTGACGAGGCTATGACCGCCGAGGCCCGTGTATCGGCAACGCTGCGCACCTATCTGCTGAGCGACCTAACCACGCCAGCGGAGGCGCCGTATCGCATGACTGTGCAGAATGGGTCGATTGAACAGCTTGCCGTGCAGTTAAGCGCCGGTTTCTTTGACCTGATCAATGTCGCATGGCCTAGGCTGCTGTATACGACCAAGAATGCGCCCGGATTGAAGTACCTGTGATCGATTCATGGATTAACGGATACTTGCAGTCGTCATACGTTGATGGTGCGCGCGGCGAGTCAGGGTCGTTCGACTGCTGGGGTTTGGCCAGAGAAGTGCGTCACAAGGTCTACGGCAAGCGCCTGCTGCCTTCCTGGGGTCATATCAGAAACACCATGCCACGCGCCTTTACCGAGGCTTACCGCGAACAGGCCAAAGAGCTGGAGGAATGCGAACCGGAGGTCGGCGCCGTGGCGATGGTTTTTACTGGTCGCCTAATGCTACACGTCGGCGTAGTGGTAGAATTGGAAGGCCGTCTAGCGGTGCTGGACACCAGCGCAAAGTCAGGCTGTCGATGGCAGCGCATACCCGCCTTTGAGGCGCCATTCTTTAAGGTGGTCTACTACCGTGACAGTCCTAATTTTTCCGAGCCAACTTGAAGGCGAGCCGCTAGAGAGTCACGAAACCTTCACGGCGCAAACCGTCGAGGACTGGTTATCGGCCAGTGTGCAGAAATACGAACGACGCGAATCGCCACCAATCACCGTGACTATTAACGGTTGCACTGTGCCGCCTAGCGAGTGGCCGCTGACTGTATTCCGCCAAGAGGATACAGTGCGGATTTATCCGCAGGCTAAGGGGCTTGAAACAGTTTTCTTCGCCGTCCAAGCTGTCGCCGCGATGAAGTTCGTGACCGGCCTATTCATGCCGAAAATCCCAACCATGAGCAACAAGGGCGCCCAGTCTGGAGAGCGCTTATCAGAGTCTGCGGTAAAGGGTAATAGTGCAAAACTAAACAGCCCAGTGCGCGAGGTATCAGGCAACTACCCCGTATACCCTGATTACCTGCTGCCGACTCACCGATTCTTTGCTGCGCCACGCGAGCAAGTTATTGAACTATTCTTGTGCCTTGGCGTTGGGGAATACGATATTCCGCTGTCTGGCGTCCTGATCGGAAACACGCCAGTCATATCGCTTGGCGCAGACGCTGAGCTTAATATCTATCCGCCCGGCGCTGACGTTAGCGGTAACTCGGCTTCGCAGTGGTGGCACAGTAGCGACGAGGTCGGCGCAACATCTAACGGGACTGCCGGCATGACGCTTGTCACGACTACCGCGGTCGATCCAGTTGCGTCTGCGTCTGAGTATTCTTTCCTGGCTTTCGTCGTGACCATCCCGTCGGGCGCCGGGTCTTTCCCTGCCGGCTGGGCGTCAGGCATGATCGCCGAAATAGACGTACGCTATCCGTACACTGTGACCGATGGCGGCGCAGGGCTGCGCGACATTATCACCGGGGACATGGATCAACTTGGTTTTGCGCCTGGCGACCTGATCGAGATCGCAGGGCCTAATGCCGGCCTGTATATCGTTGACACTATAACCCCCGGCGTTAGCGGGACAATGACGCTTAACTATGAGGGCGGCGCACCAGCTACTGCGCTAACGCTCGGCACCCTAAACATGTGCATTGGCTGGCGCGGGCTGCGCTACCGGATAACGGCGGCCAGCTCATCGACAATTAGCCTTGAGCGCTTAGATGATACGGGGGCTACGGATTCCGCGTGGATCGGGTTTGCCGCGCTTACATCCTCTGCCGTCTCAATCGTGCTCGACGAAAGCAGCACTGAGGGCGACTGGCTAGGCCCATTCGTCGCGTGCCCTGCTGGCGAGGTCACAAACAAGATCGAAGTAGATTTGATGTTCCCTAATGGCCTGGCGGAAGTTAAGGCCAGCAACGGCCACCTTATCACTCACGCCGTAACCGTTGAAATTCAATACCGCAACTATGCCTCCGCTGGCGCATGGTCAAGCGTGGTTAAAACGTACACACAAAAGACGCTAGATCAAATCGGGTTTACCGAAACTATAGACCTTGCATCCTACTATCAGCCAGAAGTGCGTGTGCGTCGTATCGGCGCGAAATCAACAAAGACCAACGTGCAAGACACTATCCAATGGTACGGCCTACGCTCAAAGCTAAACGCACCGACCAGTTACCCGGACTTTACAACTATCGCGCTTAGGATCGTGACCGGCGATCGCATTGCCGCGCAATCTGAGTCTTTGGTTTCGGTGCGCGCGACCAGAAAGTTACCGCTCTGGAACGGATCAACGTGGAGCGCGCCAATGGCGACCCGCAGCATCGCGCCGTGGGTTGCCTATATCGCAAAGTCTGTCGGATATACAGATGACGACATAAACCTGGCCGAACTGCACCGCCTTGGCGATATTTGGGACGCACGCGGCGACTACTATGATGATGCGATTAACGACCGGACCACCGTCAAAGACGCTATTAACGACGCTCTGGCAGCTGGGTTTGCTGAGTTGACCATTGACCGGGGCTTGATCAAACCCGTGCGTGACGAGCCGCGCACGGTCTTTGAACAGGCATACAGCCCGCAGAACATGACCTCGCCATTGGTGCGCCAATTCTCCTCGACTGACGTTGACGACTTTGACGGCGTTGACGTGGAATACTTCGATGCAGTGAACCGCCAGTGGACGACTGTCGAGTGTCGTTTGCCTGGCGATGCTGGCGCACGAGTCGAGAAAATGCGCATTGCAGGCGTGACCGATGAAACCCGCGCATGGCGGATCGGTATGCGCAAGCGCCGGGCGCAGCGGTATCGTCGGTGGGGTTATACGTTCAGCACTGAGCTTGACGCGATGAACAGTGGATACTTGTCTTATGTTCCGCTGCTGGATGACGTGCCAGGGTACGGACAAAGCGCAATTCTTGAAGAATACGCGGTGATGGGTGCTGGCGCTGTATTGCGCTCAAGCGAGCCGCTAGACTGGTCTGCTGGTGGCGTGCATGTTGTTGGGTTGCGCAGACCAGATGGCACGCTATCCGGCCCGTTTACCGCCACAAGGATTGACGACTATCGGCTTTCGATTGCCGAGCAGCCCGACTTTACGCCGGATCTTTCGTGGACGATTGAGCCGCCACACATCTACTTCGGCCCATTGATCCGCTGGAACTATCCGGCGTTGATCACCGAGGTATCGCCTAGCGGGAATGGGTGCAACGTCACAGCGATTAACTATGACGTGCGCGTTTATGCTGACGATGACAACAGCCCGCCGTAGCAGGCTATTTAACAGGCTTTCGGATCAACTGCCATCCACTGCAAACAGTGCATTCAAGGATTCCGAGGCTGTTGTAAAATACGGCACCGGTTCCGATCCTTTGGTGTTTGCAGTGGCATTGCTTGGGCGTATCCGTTAAGCCATGCCTTTTGGCGATCTCCGGTGCGGTTTCTTGCGAGTTCAAGAGTTAGCCCCATCATCTTTGCCGTTTCCCCGGCTAGGTAGTGCGGTGTCATGTTGTGCAGTTTCCATAATCTTGTAGATCTCAAAGACTGAAGC